TTTTTTAAATTTCTCAGATCTGCTGGAGGGAGCCAGCTTACTCTCCATCGGCCATTAGTATCTGGTTTAAAAAGAACTTTAGTGTCTTGTTTTCCGTTTTCCCAAACAAAGTTTCCTACAACAATTGGATTAGGATACAGATCATCATTATACTGAGTCTGCTCATAAATCTTCTGTATGTTAAATAGGCTACTTTTTGTAGAATCTCTAAACGCCTCTTCTTCAGTAAAAGGAAACTGTCTGATTATCTCATTGAGTTCATAGCTGTTATGTTGTTGCCCTTTACGTTCATTTTTTAAAAAAGTCTTAGCCCCTATTTCTGTAGGAGTACCATCTTCAGTTATCATCATTGAATCGGGGTCGTCAATGATAGGATTGCCATAGGTGTCAAAGAAACCTTCTAGTGCCTCATAGGCAGGAATAAATATTGAGTAAAGACCACTTTTTGTTCTCCCGTTTTCGTTTCTGTCTGAAGGATCCGAATCTCGATATAAGTCTCTGTATTCACGACCACCTTTATCTAAAGGATTTACCGTAGATCCTACCAATGATTTTCCAATCACCCTTCTACCTACCAAAAGACAAGTCCTGTGTATTCTCCATACTTCACGTATATCAATTCCTTTTTCAAACTTACCCGCTTCATCTAAAAACAGAAGGTGAGTCTTTGATCCGTCATATGCGTTACTTACAGTATTCTTCCAATTTATTATTGTGTCTAGAGCTTCTCCTTTTTGAACACTCTTATTTTTTTTTGTAATTCTCTTTGATGGTTCTCTAAAGGCTAACTCTTGACGAGGGTTTGTTGTGCCATCTAAAATAGGCTGAAAGAAAAACGGATAAGACTTATATATAGGAATTACCTTGCTTGAGAACACAGCAGCTTGAGCATCTGTTCCTGTTTTACTCATTATACCTAACAGCTTTTCTTTTACTTGAGTAGCTTCATTTACCATAATACTAGAACTCATATTCGTGTAGCCAGATCTTCTGCACTTAGTATATATCTGACCCATACATCTTGGATCAGTTTCACAAGCAGAAAAATGAAGGAAGAGTCTTCTTTGAAATTCCAAATAGCTAGGATATCCGATATCTATCTTACTCCATTGCAAAAACATATAGTGATGGCCAGTAATATATGTTGGAACACCATTATTGTAAAACCATACGCCTTCTCTTCTTCTTCTAAATTCTTGTTCTATGTATGGAGCATATTTCTGTTGGAATTCTTTAGGAGCTGAATACCAATCTTCCATAGAAGTTACAGTATTTAAATCTTTAGGCATATCGTACCTTCTCCAGTGCTGTTCTTTTTTAGGGAAGTCGTTAAAGAGTATGTCTTTCTTTTTAGGTTGCTTAGGCAGTTGTATGTTTAAACAAGCAATTTCTTCTATATCTCCCTCTGTATTATTAAAACAAACATTAATAATCGCCTGATCATCTATAATATTAAGACCCGCCATTATTTTTTAACGAATTTTTCCGCAAAACCTCCTCGATAATCTATTTCTTTAGATATTTCTCCATTCTTTCCCAATGAAGAGACTAATTCTTCTAGTTTTTGACGTTCTATAATTAAATCCTTGCAAGCCAATGCAGTATCCTTGATGGCTTGAAGTTCTGCTTTACGAGCAGACCCCGTAATTTCTTGATCTACAGGCTTTTGTATTTCAGAAGTCATATTTCTAATTGCTGACTCCATAGCTTTAATTAAATCTACTGATGCTTTAGCTGTTGTAAATTTTACTTTTCTACTATTGTTAGATTTTGAATTAGCACTCTCCATAGTTTTTTATCATCAATTTGCATTTCATAGTCGGAGTTTTTAGTAAACCAAACGACATCTCCAATTTTTAATCCCAGTTCTTTAATTTTATCACTAGCATACATAATTTTCCCTTTGATGTTTGGAACTTCCTCAAAAGAAACAATTTCAATTATATCGCTTTTTAATTTAGCTTCAGGTTCAATAGGGTCTAAAAAAACCCAATCATTTAAAGCTATGATTTCATCAGTGTCTTTTTTCTTAACAACATATGATTGTGTTAAATGCCCACCCTCTGGACTAAAGTTTACTTGATATAGTTTATTCTTTTCGTCAACTATCTGAGGGGTGATCACAACGTGATGATGAAAATACAATGTGTCTCCAACACTTACTGGTGTTTTGTACTTTTCTGGAATGCCAACAACCTCGCCCTCCATAACACGGTGTTCAAACTCATTGAATTTAGTTTCGATATAGATCTCTACGTCTCCAATCTTTTTTGTTTCCTTCACGGTCTCTGGAACGTGAACTATAAAGTTATGTAGTGGTCTCATCAGAAGTTACAGTCAAATTCAAGTAATACAGGAGCATTCTCTACCGCCTTCCATAAGGCTAAGTCCCCATTTTTGTCTTTGATATAAATGACATATCGTCTCTCTTTATATCTATCTAAATGTTTTCTGTCTAGTAAGATGGCATTTACTTCACCAGCCCCAGCTTTTTGGCCCACGTAATAAGCCATTGCTTTAAGAGGGTCATTGCCCACGATGATTTTACGAATGATTTCCATTTTAATTTAAATTTAAGCATCTCCACCTTCTTTATTTAGCCAATAGTTTATATTACTAAAATCAATAGAATTGTCTTTATCATATGATCTTGCCAAATGAGACATCAAAGATGCTAATTCACTTTCATTGTCGACAAAGATACTAGAAATAGCATTGACCTTATAACGTAATACAGAAATGTCTTCTTCTATAAGTCCAACACACATTACGGACATAAAGTCTTTCTTAAGTCCATAATGATCTGCTAGATCCTCTATGTCTTCAAACTTCTCTCTAACCTTTATAAAAAACTCAAGCTTGTCTTCTTCCTCTTTATTCATTATTAGTGATCAACTTAACGCTTGATCTAAAGTACATAATTTCTCCCACACCATTACTTGCTCTGACATTTATACTTGAATTATCATCACTAATAGCTGCTGAAAGCGTGAATTCCCCAGTTGTTGTTGTCCCTAATTGTACAGCTACAGAATCTGAGGATATGGGTGCTGTTGACGTGTTTTGTGAGTTCCATATAATGTGAAAAGTACCCATCCTCTTTCTTGTTTCATTACCAATGTTTACAACATAGTCAACCATCATTCCTTTAAAGCTACCTATTGGGACAGCAAACATAATAGCGTTAGTAGCTCCATTTGCTACATTCGAACTTTCTGACCTTCTAAATGTGGAAGCTTTTCCAGTACTTGCTTCTCTTATAACGAAATCAGTACCACCATAAAAGAGGGTGGCTGTGCTAAAAGAAAATAATTGAGATCCCGATAAAACACCAGAATTATTGAACTGTACCTGAGTAGTACTACCAGCGGCAGCAGCGGTAACTCCTGTAGTTACATAATCTTTTAAGTCTTGAATAGTAATGTACTTATGAGCTGTTGCACTTGCATCATATATAAAGAAACTATCAGCTATAGCTACAGTAGACTCTGTTAGTTGACTTAGTGTTGTTGGAGCATTTAGGGATATAACATTACTTCCTGATACAGCAATGGGAGCTGTTCCAGTGTTAGACTCTCCGGTAGTAAACGCAGCAGCACCTAAAGTTCTTTTTACAACATTATTATTTGAATCTAACAGTAAGGCAGAAACTTCTGAAGTCCCAGCTGTAGGTGCTGTTCCAAACTTTAATGTTCCAGCTACCTCAACGGTGGATGAAGATATCTTAAGCGCAGAGTCATTTCCCGCACCATCCTCTACAACTTTAGTAGACGTAGTTATTGTCCCACTCTCTAGTTTTAAAAGAGATGGGTAGGCATCTTTTACCTTTGTTCCTGCAAGTGTTCCCATAATAAAGTACTTTTGTACAAAGATACATTTAATTCAATTCATTATGGGATCTAAACGAATCCACAAAAAAGAGGATAAGAAGTTTCGTGATTTCTTATATCTTGACAATAAACCAGATTCTCCCGCTAAGTTCTACTATATAGCCATACGATGGGCTAGGAAAAACTCTACATTAAAGCCTAGACAGATAGAGGCTTTGTTCTTTATGCACGACCTAGAATTCTTTACTTGTCAGTGGTTAGGTAAACAGCTAAAGGTCAGCTACTTCCAAACTAAGGACAAATTGATAGGCCCATTAGTACGTGATGGATATTTGTTTAAGTACTTCGACAGAAGAGCTGTTAGCTATGAAGACGATAGTATGTGGTTCAGAGATGAGAACAGATTTAATTATAGAGTAAGATACTCTCTGACTCAGAAGTCAAAGCTGTTTATTGCAAAGATGTATAGAATTATGGCAGGGGACGCTAAGGTTGAAACGGAGTATGACGAATCTGCCATCGCTAAAGACAGACCTGACAAATCAAAGGGTGGCCCTAGGATTGTAAGGAAGAAAAGGCTTAAAGGTTTTGAAGACTCTCCTTTAGGTAAAAAGATTATTTCGAATCAGAATGCTTATCGACAACACGAAAAGGCATCTCAAGAGCAGCACCCTCGTGAGGAATGAACTTCCCCTTATGTTTCATTAAAGAATATCTTCCGCCTTTAGACATCCAATGGTATCCTTCTGGAGCCTCTACCATTTTTTTAGTTTCTCTTTTTTTTGTTTTCATTAGTTTAAGTTTTTCTTTTTAATAGATATTTTACCCATATTCTTCCAAGATCCTCTAGCTAAATCTTTAGCCAATTTTTTTGAAAGACCACCAATAACCTCGCCACGTTTCAATGCCTCGTCATAAGCTTTTCTTCCACTCTCTTTACTAGAGTAGTCAGTCCAAGATCCATCTTTATTTGGAAATAGTGTTGGGTGTACATCGTATCCTTCTTCATCACTTCCTCCATAAGCCATTAGATGAGTAGATTCTGTTCCATCTTTATTTTTTCTCGAAGAATTCCTCATAGATATAATTTTTCTTTTTATATCTCCAATAGTTGGAAAATCTGAGTTAGTATATAAAGTATCTTTCTGAGTAGGCTTCTTCTTAATCTTCATAACTATCTAGTTGCGGCCCTAAACTCTCTAATATACTGTTCGGGCGTTTTGTTATCATACTTTGCATTTGCTCCATAAAGGGTAGGCAGCGCTTCGGCCATAGACATACCATCTCTCATTATATCTCCCATAAGAATCCTTGTCCCCTGCCTTCCAAGAAAATTACTTAATGCGGCAAGCTCTGTAGGAGTATAATCTAACTTATCTCCAAGCTGAGGTTTGTACTCTTCATATATATCTACACCGTCTTGAAGAAGTCCTGTTCTTTTTTCTTGAAACATTTCCGGGTTTCCTTTTAATCTTTCTTCCCATACTCTATTTTGAAGCTCTGTATTCTTAGCAAACTCATCTCTTGTTATACCTTTTAACATTTCAGTGTTTTCTATCTCTTCAAATAGCTGTCCAAACAATCCTGTGGCAGAAGTCTGAGGGTTCTTCATAAGAATACCATTAAGGCTTTCAACAGCCATCACTCCTTTTTGTAGCTTTTCTCTGTCTACTCTTATATCAGGCTCTGGATTAACAGCAGGAACTTGTCCGCCATCAATATATTTTCTTACCCTAATTCCCGGAAGAATTTTTCTTTTCTTTTTTTTAGTCTTCATCTGCGTAGAAACAAGCTTTTACTTTGTAATGGGTAGGTGTCATATTTCCAGCTTTAACAGCAGCCTTTACAGCTTTGGTAGCTTCCTCTAATGTATCAGCCTTTACAATAACCATCTGCTCATTGCTCATATAACCTCCTTTGTCATACTCCATATAGCCACCGCCACCATACTCAACCATTCCTCCGCCTTCATATTCTTTAGACAGCATCTTCTTTGCCATCTCTCTTTGCTTAGGATCATCAAGTAAAGCTTTTAGCATACCGCCAGAAGCATACTCCATCATTCCGCCATCTTTATACTTCTTGACTTTCATCTTGCCTCCATTCTTGTATTTATAGTCAGGATTCTTTTTTAATCCTTCTCTGTATCTTCCTTCTGCGTTTTGCTCGCTTTCTCTTATAAAGTCATCGCCATCTTTTATACGATTGCGATTCTTAAAGGGTATTCTAGTTTCCACAGGTGTTGTTAATGCATCCTGACCATCTAATGCCATAAACATATTTATCTTACCCATTTCATTAGCCAGTCTTTTAACTTCATTTAATTCTTTTTGCATAGGAGATGCATTTCTTTTTAAAGAATCTTCAACGGCATTTTTTGCTTTTATGAATTTTGCATATCCGGGAGAATTTGTAAAAGTGTCACTAGTACCCGCAGTTTTTTTCATATTGGCTTTAGCTCTAGCTATTTTTCTTTTTGCAGCAGCTAGTCTTTTTTTCTCTGCTTCTATATCAGCTTTTTGTTTTGCCGTAAGTGGGGTTTTTCCACCTTTTCCGTACTTCTTAATCTTCATAATTTAAATATTTAGTTTTTCCGTTTTTCTTTACTGCCTTAAGTATTTGTTTTCTGTTCTTACCATAGTTATATGATACGTGTACCCAATCGGGGCAGTCCTCCGAACCAAATTCCCAAATTAATTGATCAAACACAAAATTATCTTTTATATTATGAAATACTTCAGCGTTCTTATCATCACACTCTCCTGTGCATATATCAATATCTGCCGCAGCTCCCTTGATCGCACAATGTTGTGATGTTGCACTTCCTCCAATAGCTGCATTAAGATAAGGACTTCTAAAACCACTTGAAATAGTAATAGGCCCCATCATATCTCTTAAAGGTTGCAGTACCTTTTCACACAACTCAGTTAGGTTTTCTATTTGCTGTTCATCGGGGGTGTTCTCTATGCCTTTACGTTTAGCCGTAATAGACCTAGTCATTTCCTTTAATGTAAAGTTTTTACTTAGCTTCATAATAAGGCAAAGATAAACTTATATTTGCTTTGATGGGAGACCAACAAGAAACAAGTAGTGATAAAAGAAGAAGGGTTAAGCGAGAATATAGAAACAGAAAGAGAAAAAGATTAGATGATTATAAGAAAACATTAAGGTGTGAGATCTGTGGAGAGAACCATACTCGATGTTTAGAATTTCATCACATAGACCCTTCTACTAAAAAAGGACACATAGCTAACTTAATTAAAGATTGTTCTTTTGAATTGGTTATGGAAGAGATTCGTCTGTGCAGAGTTCTCTGCGCTAACTGCCACAGAAAGCAACATTAATAGAAGTACCAAAAGCACCACATATATAGGAGGGTACGAAATGCATAACATATATAGGGGATGTATTGCAATAATAGATGTTGTAACAAGTATTGCATACTAACTTTTTTTGTTGTAACTTCGTCTAAGTACTAGCGAGGTAGCAACGATACTCAATACTTCACGTAATGAACTATCTCGTCTCGCCATACGAAACTCTCAACTTAAATACTACTGAAGTGCGGGGGTCTCAAACCCCAGAGCACGAAAGGACAGAACACTAAGTGAGACTACATTCCATTTTGTATACGGGCGTATTTTATTCTTATTTTTTGCTGTTAACCCATTGCTTTTTAACAGCTTTATTACAAGATAAGTCTGGGATGCAATGTTCCCCGAAAAAATTCTGATAAATGTTTAGGAGGGGGATTATATATATATTATA